GGGTCTCCGCGCGCATATACGCGACACACACGCGCGCACGCGTCGCGCGCGCCTTCGCGCCACGTTAACTCTTTTCTCGCGTGTACACGCGAGGTACACCCGGAACACCCGGAACAAGCCTTGCGTGGCAAGGCTTCCCGATGTTCCGGGTACCCGGAACAGACCTTGTGAACCCGGAACAGCCATGACCAGGAAGAATCTGCGTGCCGATATGCCACGAGTTGCCGAATTCATCGACGCCATGCGAGAGGCCTTCGGCCGCGCGCCGGTCGATGCCGCCATTCGCGCCGGACTCGATGGCCAGCCGAGCTTTTGGGCCAGCGAAAACGGAATCGAAATCGGCGTCCGCCCGCCGTGCCCCGGATTTCCCGTTTCGGATACCTCACCGAAAGGCCAGCCATGATCAGCGTCAAGGTGCTCAACGTCGGCGACGTCAAGGCCCGACTTGCCAAACAGGCGCAAGGCGTCCGCGATAAGGCCATTGGCCCGGCCATCAACAAGGTCGCCGAGAAAGCGCGCGCCGAGATCAATCGCGCCATCCCGCAGGAATTCGCCGTCAAGGCGTCGGAAGTGCGCAACGCCATCACCCTGCGCAAGGCCCGGGCCGGCAACCTCGAAGCGCGTATCGAAATCTTCGGATCCACGCGCAAGCGCGGCCGCTCGCTCAACCTCATCCACTTCCTGGCCGCCGTGCAGGCCGCCGGCCAGTCCGTCAACGTCCGCGGCTCGCGCGCCAGCAAGCGCGCCTTGGACGGACTCGGCGGCCAGCTTGGCTTCCTCATCAAGCGCGCCGGCGGGCTCAAGAAGCTCGAAGGCGCCTTCGTCGGCAACAAGGGCCGCACCATCTTCCGCCGTACCGGCAGCGCCCGCCTGCCGATCGAGCCGCTTCAGGTGATCGGCTTCTCGCAGATGTTCAGCAGCCGCCGCATCAGCGGCCGCATTCTCGCCAAGATCAACGCCGAGCTACCGGTGGAAATCGACCGCGCCATCGCGCGCGAGTTGGGGAAGGTCACCCCGTGACCGCCACGCCGATGCCGGACGCCCCAAAAGCCGTCAGCCAGGCGGAATTCGCACGCCTCATCGGCGTCGGCCGCAGCTACGTCACCGCCTTGAAGAAAGCCGGCCGCCTGGTCACCGACGTCGAAGGCCGCGTCCTCGTCGAAGAAAGCAAGGCCAGCCTGGCGCGCAGCAACGGCGCCCCCGAGCGCGCCGCCGTGGTCACCGAGATGTACCATGACAACCGCGACAAGAAGGACCATTACGCCGCCGAGCTGGCGCGCTTGGATTACGAGGAGCGCTGCGGCAGCCTGATGGTCGCCGCCGACGTACTCACCGTCGTGGCCGGCGCCGCCACCACGCTGCGCAACCGGCTGGAAACCCTGCCCAGCATCCTCGCGCCTCAGATCGCCGCCATCAGCGCCGAGCAGGAAATCCTCGCGATCCTGTCCGAACAGGTCGAAAGCCTTCTCGCCGAGCTCGCCGACGAATTCGGCAGGCTCGCCAGGAGGCAGCAATCATGATCTCCCCGGCCGCCTACGCCGACCCTGGGCAGCGCATTGCCGCCACCCTGGCGCGCGCGCTCGCCCCACGCAAGTCGCTGACCGTCTCCCAGTGGGCCGACCTGCACCGCCGCCTGTCGAGCAAGGGCAGCGCCGAGCCGGGCCGCTGGCGCACCGATCGCAACCCGCCCCTGCGCGAGCCGATGGACTGTCTGTCGAGCCGCTCGCCCGTGCGCGTGGCCGTGCTCATGTTCCCGATTCAGTTCGGCAAGACCGAGATCGCCGTCAATGCGCTCGGCTACACCATGGAACACAACCCCGGACCGATCATGGTCTGCCTGCCCGGCGAAGTCTCGCTGCACAAGTGGGTCGCCCAGAAGCTTAACCCCATGCTCGAGGAAACCCCGGCCGTCCGCGCCACCCTCGCCAGCACCGACAGCCGCAACGGCTCCAACCGGCGAGAGTTCAAGGATTTTGCCGGCGGCCAGCTCTACCTGGAGCACGCCGGCAGCCCACAGCGCCTCAAATCCACCAGCGTCCGCACGCTGATCGTCGACGAGCTCGACGAATTCGCTGCCAACCTCACCAGCGGCGACGACCCTGTCGAAATGCTCGACGGCCGCACGTCGGCATTCCCCGCCACGTACAAGCGCCTCTACGTCAGCACCCCGCAAATCGCCGGCATCTCGCGCATCGAAGCGCTCTACCTCAAGAGCGACCAGCGCCGCTACTACGTCCCGTGCCCGCACTGTGGCGAGCAACAGCCGCTGGAATGGTCCGGTCTGCGCTGGAGTTCCGGCGCCAGCAGCCGCCGCACCGGTGTGGCCTACGTCTGCCGCGAGTGCGGCGCGCTGATCGAAGAGCACCACAAGTCCGCGATGATCGCCGCCGGAAGCTGGGTGCCGGAAAACCCCGATTCGCTCATTCGTGGCTACCGCCTCAACGGACTCTACTACCAGATCGGACTCGGCCCGCGCTGGGCCGACCTCGTCGAGATGTGGCTCGAGGCGCAGCACAACCCAGCCACGCTAAAAACCTTCATCAACGATCGCCTGGCGGAAACCTGGGAAGACCCGGCCATGCGCTCGGTCAAGCACAACGTCGTGGCCGACCGCGCCGAGCCCTACGCGCTGCGCACCGCCCCGGCGGGCGTCCTCGCCATCACCGCTGGCGTCGACACGCAAGACAACCGGCTTGCCGTGCAAATCGTCGGCTGGGGCCGTGGCCTGGCCGCCTGGGTAATCGACTACGTCGAGCTGCCCGGAGACCCGGCGGACGCCCAAGTATGGGCAGCCCTCACCGATCTGCTGTCGACGCCAATTGCCACCGCCTGCGGGCGCGCGCTGCGCACCGAGGCCGCCGCCATCGATGCCGGTGGACACCGCACCGAAGCCGTCAAGGCGTTCGCGCGCGCCAGCTCCCTGCGCCGCCTGATGGTCATCTTCGGCGCCGTTCCAAACAATGCCCCAGTCATTAGCAAAGGCAAGATGCAAGAGATCAACTGGCGCGGGACCTACGACAAGACGGGCGTCATGATTTACCACGTCGGAACGGTCGCCGTCAAAAACGTCCTCTACGGCCGCCTGTCGACCGACGCCGAGAAGCGTACCGAGGATCGTCTGTGCCACTTCTCGGCGGACCTGCCGCCGGAATACTTCGCTGGCCTCGTCAGCGAGACCTACAACCCAGGAAAAAACCGATTCGAAAAGCGCCGCGGAGCGCGCAACGAACCGCTTGATACCTGGGTTTATGCCTACGCCGCCACACATCACCCAGAACTGCGCCTGCACAAGTGGCGCATCGCTGACTGGGACCGCCGAGCCGCCGCCCTGCTCGCCCAATCCACGCGCCAGGCGCCCGTCGAAACAGCCGGCGAGGCGCAACAGCCGTCGGCGGCGGCGCCTACGCCAAGCGCCACGGCCGCCCGCCCACCCTTGCGCCGATATGGACGGATAGGCCGCTACTGATCATGCCAACGAAGCTCGAAGCCATGTTGAGAACCCTTACTGACGTCATCCGACGGTCGCTCGCCGAAGGCCACACGATCGAAGAAGCCGTGCGCCTCGGCGAGCTCGCCGTGCGGCGAGAGTATCCCGGAGAGCGCCCCTATATCGCGCGCCTCCCCAAAATGCAACACCTTCACGACCTGCAGTCGCTCGGCACCGGAGAAATCTCTTCGAAGCAAGCCGCCAGAGCCCTCGGCGTATCCTGCAGAACCCTATTCAGACTAAGGAAAGGGCAATAACTGGGCAGTCTGCAGAGTTTCCAAACAGTTCCGTGGAGTGCCATTTTTTGCCTTAACTTTTTCGTCCACGTTCGCCAGACTGCCAACGAGCGAATCTCGAACCTTGCCATACCCGTCCCATGACCACCACCTTTCCCGCCGCGCTGGACAGTCTCAGCAACCCGGCAGCCTCCGATGCCAGGATCGGCCACGCCGCGCTGCACGGCGACGTCAACGACGCGATCGAAGCCATTGAAGAGGTAATCGGAACAACCGCAAGCCCTGTCCTCGCGCGCCTCGGAGGCGTCGCAGGCGGGCAAACCCTCGTCGGTGGAACGTTGGCGGGAGAAGCGCTGACTCTGCGATCGACAGGGCATGCCACGAAGGGCAAGATACTCTTTGGCGCCTGGTCCGGATACGACGAAGCCAACGTCCGGCTCGGAATAGGCACGGCAAATCCAGTCGCTCGGATCCACGCGTTTTCCATAACCGAGCAATTGCGTCTGGCCTACGACGCCTCCAACTACCTGAGTGCCACGGTGTCAA